TTATAGTGACCATCGTCACCGTGCTTTGCGTCATCATAGCTTTGGCGTATATGCTTGTGAAGAGCGATTCGGAGTAACGATCACGAATAGCGACGGCATAAAAGTACCTGTTAGGACTATTGCTGAACAACACATTATTGAAGACCTGGGATTCGTCCCAACAGTACAAGATTGGCTCAAGAGCATTGATAAAGAGTTCTGGATGACCGGTCGTAAATTAAAATTAGAAAACCATGAAAAAGAGCAGCTCCAAAAAGTGGACTCCGAATGAACACCGGGAGTTTATTCAACAGCTTATTGATCGTGATCTTCCTGTATTTTACGGAGGTCAGCCAACCTTGCGTGACAACCCACAGACCAGAGAACTGGCTATGGATTTGAATAAGAAGTTTGGCAACGAACGGTCATTCCTCGCCCTCCAATCTCGGTTTACCCAACTGCGCAAAGAGCAAGGGTGGCCTGAAGCATACGAGAACATGCTGGCTTGTGAAAATATCGATCGTATGAATGAGAATCAGACTCAGGCCCGTACTAATTCTGACAATGGGTGGATTATGATTGACGTTGCCAAGTTCCAATCCCTGTATACGGGCAGGAACAACTATGACGTCAACGAATGTCTCATGCAAGCAAGAGTAGACCAATGACAAAGCTCCCGCGTAATATTTTAGATGAGATTGAAGACCTCTATAAGAATCTTCGCCTTGACCCACGCCAATATCCCGGTATCCATATTTTCTGGCAAGGATGCGGAGACAGTGGCGGTATAGAAGAGTTTAATTTTCTTACACCTAAAGGGTTGCAGTACGTAAAAGATAAAGGATATGCACCTCCAACCTATACATACAGAAATAATGACTATTTACCTATAGATCATTACTACATGGAGCACCGTCCTCTTACGTCACATTCCCCAGCAAGAGCCGTAGTGTACAGTGCAGATATGAGGCATAACCTGGATATCGACCAGTGGGTATACAATACCTTCGATCTCTGTGAAATAAATAACGGGGGTTATGCACACTGTTTTATTGAGCTTCCTATAGGAAATGTCTGGGGCGAAAGCTATGACTATGTTCAAGAAGAACATCTAAAAGTATCTATGTCTTATGGCGATTGATCAGCGAAGACTCAAGCGTCAACAAGAAGTCATACGTAAGTGGACGGAAGCAGGTAGGCACGGCACATTAGAAGCAGTAACAGGATTTGGTAAAACCTATGTAGCATTACTTATCCTACAAGACTTAAATGCTAAACTGCCTACCGGTAAAGCGCTTGTAGTTGTACCTACTCAGAATCTGAAACAACAATGGGAGGAACAGATTAACGAGCTGCACATTACCAATACGAAAGTAATGGTCATCAATACTGCAGTAAAGTTGAAACATTCTGTCGACCTGTTGATACTTGACGAGATTCATAACTACATGTCTGATGTTTTTAAGAACATCTTTGCATGTACCGAATACCGGTATATCTTAGGACTTACGGCTACACTTGATCATGAAGACCCTAGGTTTCATATCATAAGTCATGCAGCACCTGTCATAGATACGGTAACACTACATGAAGCTGTGAAGAACGGATATGTCTCACGGTTTCAAGTCTTTAATCTTGGACTACGCATGAGTGAGTCCGAGGAGAAGGCGTACAAAGAGGTAACAGATGCTTATTACGAGGCGTTTGCTATCTTTAACAACCGGTTTCACAGTGCAATGCGCTGTATGACCGATCGCCAATACCTGTCAGTATTCTGTAGAAATTTAGCAGGGTGGGACGAACAGCAAGTCTGGCATAAAGCTTTAGCATTTAACCGGGCAATGCAAAAACGCAAGCAGCTCATCTATAAGAGTGCTACGAAGCGTGAGGCAGCAAAGAAACTCATTGAGATTTTTGATGTCCCGACCATCACCTTTAGCGAAAGTGTGGATTTCGCTAAAAAGATGAGCGAAGAGACGCAGCCTTGGGGCGCGGCTTACCATTCAAAGATGTCCAAGTACGCTCGCCAAAACGTATTGGATTCCTTTGCCGATCTTCGTACTGATGTGCGTGTAATACACACAGCAAAAGCATTAGACGAAGGCTTCGATGTAAAGGGCATTGAGTTGGCAATTGTGTGTAGCGGCACTTCTACTCCACGGCAAGACCTACAACGGACAGGTCGTGCTATTAGATTTCAGGAGGGAAAAACTGGCGTGATTATTAATCTTTATTTGAAAGACACACAAGATGAAAAGTGGCTTAAAAAACGACAATCCAAATCAGCAAACATCCAGTGGGTACACTCCATCGAGGAGCTACTGGCAAAGTGCAACGACTCTTTACTGCGAAATCCTATTATTGGTTAAATCCGGTAAGCGGAAATGGTCTGATGAACCGTGGCAATTTCAACTTGCCTTGAGTGAAGAGTACAATTTGGAGGCCCCGTTGAGTACCATTCACAATACTTTACAGGAAGCTCGTAATGTTGAACAAGCAATAATGATGAGGACCCATGGTGTACCCGCTCGATAAATACGTTGACGTATTACTGAAGTTGGACATCAGTCCTATACAGGTATTGTTTCTTCAAATCATCTATGAGAAGCGGCACGATTTGCTGTACAAAATAGCTATGGAGGGAAAGCCTTTTCCTAGACCATATCTTGATGACCTTGTAGAAAAGGGGCTTGCTATCGATACAAATCCAGGTGGCAAAGACAAATACTCCGATTACTATGAAGTCACAGATAAGTTTATCCAAGCTTTCTACGCTGCACGTACCAATGCTGGCGAAGAATTTTGGGCAGCATATCCTGCTTTCATAACAATTGATGGAAAGAAAATACCTGTCAAAGCAACAAACAAAGAAGAGCTAGTACGATGGTACCAAAAGCATGTCATTGTAGTACATGATCATGACCGAATCATGGAAGCATTGCAATATGCTAAAAACAACAAGCTCATAAGTATGCGTATTGATAACTGGCTACAGTCAGAGTCATACAAAGACATATGGGAAATGATGAAAGATGCACCTGTAGACGACCTACCACATGATCGAATCCTCTGAACTACAGATACGCCCTATGGCAGAAGTAGTTGACGCTACTCAAACTACCATTGCTAATTACATGGATGGCAAAATCCCTGTAATGAAAACGCGATGGGATAAAGTCAACACTATGCTACTGGGAGGAATGCAGTTTGGAATGGTATACGTTGTAGCAGGTGCTTCAGGGCATGGTAAGAGTATGTTACTCAACAACCTTATCAGAGACTTTACATCTACGGCATACAATAAGTTTGACAAGCCAGTAAGAATACTGCACTTCAGCTTCGAGATGAGTGCAGAGATGGAACTAATGCGCAGACTATCGTCCTTAGCTGAAGTACCGCTGGATAGAATGCTGCATGCTACTACTGCACTGGACGATGTTGAACGAGTGCTCATTGAAGATAAGCTCAGACAAATAGACGAGCCATCTATCTTTTTTGTGGAGCAACCGGGCAACCGTATGCAGATAGCTAAAGCTATATCATCATTTGTCAAACGACATGGTGACTGTCACTATGTTATATGTCTCGACCACACGCTGCTCGTATCTCCTATGCCAGGGGAAAACGAGATACAAACAATGGCAGAGTTAGGTAAAATGTGCATCGAAATCCGTAAGCGTTTTGGCGCTATGGTATTGCTGCTATCACAGCTGAACGATAAAATCGAGGGCGAACGACGGCGTGATCCGGATGCACCTAATCTACACTACCCACTTAAGACAGATATACACGGCAGCAAACAACTATACCATGCAGCCGATGTCGTTATGGTAGTACACCAACCTGCACTATTAGGACTAGAAACATATGGACGTAAAAACTTGCCAACTCGTAACCTAGTAGCTTTGCATTGTTTGAAGAACAGACATGGTCAAGCAGGAATTACCCTACTAAAAAACAACTTACGTCATGGAACATTTGAAGACTGGGACGGTGGCGATACTCCAGCCCGCCGAGACAATCCGTATGGTCTCTAAAGAAGTAAACATTGGCACTGTAATTATCAGCTCCTACGATAAAGGTCGAGATGCTGATATGATAAACAGCTTTTCTGTAATCGGAAAGACGCACATTGCCTGTGTAATTGGCAACAAGTTTTTGACACTGAAACCAATAGACGGATATAAAGCAGGAGGCGACGATGTTTTCATTGATGATTCAGAACAGATAGCAAAGTTTCACCTGAAGCTAGCTGCAACAATGAACACTATACAGACAGAAACACTAAATATTTTAGAAGATGCTAGAACCAACAGTGACAACAGCGAGCACTGAACCTCATCGGCTTTTCATTTATGGCCGGCCCAAAGTGGGTAAGACCAGTGCAGTTGCAGCACTACCACGCCACTTGATTATCGATACCGAAGTCAAAGGCAAGTATGACAACAAACTTGTAGGCGGCACTTCATACTGTGAAGGAGCCACAAGTATGGTTGTCGAAGGTTTAGGAATGTTGAAAGAAGCATATGATTATCTCGAAGCAAATCAGGATAGCTATGATTTCGTTGTACTCGACACCATTGACCACATAGAAGCATGGGCTACTGAGTCTATCTGTAAGGCGCATGGTGCAAAACACATCGGCGACATTCCACATGGCAAGGGCTGGCATCTGATGCGTTCTAAAGTCATTCAAATCGTCGAGCAATTTGCAAGAGTCTCTAAACATATCATCATTGTCGGGCACCAGAAAGATGGGCACGACGAAGAAGGTATCGAAGTAGAGAAGATCAATCTCACCGGCAAGCTCAAGACTCATCTTTGCTCAATCATGGATGGTGTCGGTCGCATTACTCGTGATACCGAGGGTGTCATTATGATTGATTTTAGAACTGGTATTAACACTGACGCAGGGTGTCGCATTCCCACCCTTGCTGGTCAGATTCATGAATTGGAATGGAAATCTATTTACCCTGATACTATCAAGTGATGTACGGTTTTGATGAAGCAACAGGAGAAGGTAAAGGCGGCTCCTATATTCCCGCCGGTATTACAGAGAATGTAACCTTGAAGGACATTCTTTATGAACCACTGAAAGCTGACGGCAGTGGTGACGATGTTTTGAAGTTCATGTTCAGCGACGAGCATGGCGCTTCCTTTACACACATCGAGTTTTCAATTGACCCACCTAAGCTCAAAGAATTGTGCAAGACGTGGGGCAAAAACAGCAGCGAAACCGAAAGCTATATCAAGCAACAGTTCGATGCACAAGGTGAGCGTATCAAGCATATCCTATCATGCTTTATCCCAAAGGACAAGTGTGTGTTCCGTGCCAGCAACTTCCAAGAATTTGCGGAGGGTGTAATTAAAATGGTTGGTGATACGTATGTCAACGTACCTTGCCGTATTAAGACTGTATACAAGAAAAACAGTCAGTACACAACATTTCCAAACCGCGCATTCAAGCCTTTCATTCAACCTATGACGCAGCCTAACAGCTTAACAATTGATCCCAAATGGGATATTGTCGAAGCAGTACAGCCAGATAGTTCGGGCGACGTATGGGAAAGTTCTGAAACTAGCACGGAAAGCGCAGAGGAACAACCGGCCTGGTAATGTATCAACTAAAGCCTGACCTTACAGCAGAATATATCCTCAGTCAATACAGTCAGGAGCAGATTATGGAACGCTACTTAGGCGTACCTATTAAACTGCACCAACGATTCTTAAGTCCATTACGACAAGATAAGAATCCGACTTGCGGATTTTTCTACACCAAGGAAGGCTCTTTGATATTCAAAGACTTTGCTGGTTTCTTTAGCGGTGGGTGTTTCAAGGTTGTGATGCACATCTACAACTGTTCATTCCATGAAGCTTTAGAAATCATAGCAAATGACTTTGGGCTAATTGATGGGGTGCGGGTAGAACGTAAGGACTATCCGCACCTTATTACTTTCCAACGTAAGGAAACCATAATTGATATCAAGCGGCGACCATTCAATGAAGAAGACCGCGAGTTTTGGACTCAATTTGGAATTAGCAAAGCAACCCTAGTACACTTCCGTGTGCCACCAGTTGAGGTAGTATGGCTGAATGGCAAGATTATCTACAGATATAAGAAAGGAGATCCTGCATATGCCTACGACTTTGGAGATGGGCAGTACAAAATCTACTTTCCTAAACGTAAAACCAATCGGTTTATGTGTAACTGTAGTGTAGTACAAGGTTACCAAGTTCCACGCGACACAAGTGATGGCGTCGTCATAACAAAAAGTATGAAAGACGTTCTTGTATTGCACGAATTTGGAATCACTGCATTTGCTCCACAGTCTGAGACGGTGTATCCAGATGAAAACTGGATTAGCGCTTTGCTAATGGAAGCCCCTGTAGTGGTAAGCTTGTATGACTTTGACCGCGCTGGTGTAACGATGGCAAACTATATGCGAAAACGATATGGTATACAGCCCATGTTTCTTACTAATGGTAGATTCAATACTAAAAACTATGGTGCCAAAGACATAAGTGATTTGGTAGCTTCTGCAGGTAAGAACTATGTAAATGAGCTTATATATTTACAATATGGCACATATCGTTACGGTCACAGTGCCGGAGTTCATCACTCACGTAAAGATGAGCAATCGGAGACGGCCAACTTACTACACGGAAAAGGACCGAATACCCAAGAAGTATCAAGATCCGACGTTCCATTTTGACAGAAAGGGCCGCCTATGTACTAATGATGGGCAACCAATTATCCGCAATGCCAAGAGTGTCAACACTCCTCGCATGAAGAAAATTAACGGTCAAGATTTTTATGCTGGTTCCACACGACCAGTCATGCGAGTCAAGATTGTTAATGCAATTAAGGATGCTTTCCGACCTTACCTGAGGAAGGTTAGAAAGATTCCTAAAGAACAGTTTCCAATTCAAATCAGCTGTGCGATGTATGATGTACCCGGTAAAGCAGACTGGGACTTAGATAACAAATGGATATACCTCAAAGTATTCCAAGACTTGATTGTCCAAGAGAAAATTATTCCAGATGACAACATCAGGTATGTTAGCAAAGCAGCAAGCATGGAGTTCTTTCCTGTAGAAACAGAAGAAGAACGCAAGCTAGTCTTTACCATTACATCAGACACAAGAAAGCACGAGTACTTCTATGCATGATACATGTGACTGCGAAGGTTCAAGATGGAAGAATCATTCCATATGAAGACCTTCAATTCAACAACGAGCTACAAAAACTCGAAGGACACGACATTGAAATCATAATCAATACAGTCCGATTAAGAACCAATCCCCAGAACAGATACTACTGGGGCACCCTGTTGTATATGCTTCGAGAAACTCTTGAAGAAGCCGGTTACCAAGCTGCAGATATTCAGCCTGGACAAACCGGTAATCTAACACGTGATCTAATCCACGAGGTAATGAAAGAGATGTTTGCAAAAACAGAAATCTATCACCCTGAAAGTGGACGAGTGATTGCAGTAACTAAACGCTCAACACGCGATATGTCTACAAAAGAATTCAAGTCTTACATAGACAATATCAGGCAATGGGCAGCAGAAAATCTAAGTCTGGATATCCCAGACCCCACACACCTTTATTCAATTTAGTATGGGCAAATTAAAAGAGCACTTCCATGAGGAAATATCCAATGGACTAGCAGGTGGCGACCAACAATACGCAATCACATGCATGTGTAAGGTTAAGGAAGCAGTTAAGCATTTTCAAGACGATGCCATATCTCAAGATATGTTACTGCTTAGACTCATTCAGTTAGTTAATGACTTTGACAATATGCACGACCCATGTCAACCGAGGTAAACGACCAGGAAATGTATGACGCGCTGATTGAAGAAGCGCCATACAGTCCCCATGACGGTCTGCTATATGGCTATCATAGCAGTAGCCCGGCGTGGGCAACTAGTCCAAACACTACGTATAGGTTTGGCATCGAAGCAGAGAAAGAAGATGACAATGGCATCATGATATGCCAAGCTTATCAGGGTGACCGCCAGCAGTTTCTTCCACATTCTTGGCGAGCAGAACGTGACGGTTCATTAGGACATGATGGCTTTGAGCTAATTAGCCCAGTGTACAACCTTAACGATGATAAGTATAAGGAAGACTTAGGCAATCCAGTACTGAACTATCTCATTCACCGCAACACTAGCTATAGGTGCGGCGGACATATGACGGTATCTGTACGAGATAAAGACCAAGAATGGTACACCAAAAAGGCTGCACAAATTATCCCACTTCTTTATGCGCTCTATCCTAAACGAGCAAAGAAGCGGGGGTATGCAAGATTCTTCAACAAGGACGATTACCGCGATAGATATAACGCTATCAATCTTGGTTCTAATGACCGTATGGAGATTCGAATCTTCAGTGCTATTAAGCATATGAAACAACTGGAATGGAGGGTTGAATTACTCAAACTTCTATTTGTTTCTAACCGGTATGATGACCTGAAATGGGAAAGTATATACCAGGATCTGCTTAATACAAATAGCCCATTGGGTAAGCATATCTTTTCACTATACCCTAAAAATTATGGTGA